CTATGACAATGCGTTCATTAAGGTAACTTTGGCTTCCTAATTAGAAGTCAATAGTTTAGAATAAGAGCCTTGGATATTTTCCAAGGCTTTTTTATTATCTTTGAGTCATGGCAGGATATGAATACAATGAAGATATGCTTGGCGATATATTGCCAGTATATGAATATCAAGGAGCAACAGGAGTCCAAGTGACTTTTACAAGTGAGTCAAACTACTTTGAGCCATTTGGAGTGGAAGACTTTAAGGACTACGCTAGAATTGACTACGATACAGATGACAACTTGATTCTATTGTTTCTAAAGTCAGCTAGACAGAACATAGAACAGTATATGCAGAAGTCTTTGGGTATACGGACAATCAACTTGATTGCGTTGCACTTGCCTAAGAACTATAAGTTGCCTTATGGTCCTATTCAGTCAATCACTACCGCAGGTTATACTTTATTTGGCGATTTGCTAAAAGAAGGCGGTAAAGACATTAATATTACCTATGTTACCAACGCAACTTTGGTAAATGATGCGATTAAGCAAGCAATCTATCGTCAAGCCTACCATTACTACGAATACAGAGAGGCTAATTCTAAGCCTGATTTGTTAAGTGAGGTTAAATTGTTAGTAAATCCATACAGAAGAATAGTATTCCCATGATGCGTGAAAAAGTGGTATTTAAAAGGTCTGTACAGACTCAAGACCCTGTTACAGGTCAGTTGATAAATACCGTATCTACTTATTACGAACCAAAGGGTGCTAGTGTTAAAGAAATTACACCTAGCGTTGATACTGTTGTACAGAAGCAAGAGTTAAGCACATTGATTGAGGTTGTGATTCGTTACAATCCTTCTGTTGCCATTCAGAATGGAGATCAGATTGAGTGGAGAGGGTATTACTTTACTGCTCTTGCACCAAAGGTTGACCCATTGAGAAGATACATTACTATCAAGGCATTTGCTGCAATGGAAACGACTAATAGAAATGGCAGTCCAAGTTAAGGTTAATGGTATTGATACTTTAATTAAGAATATTGAACAGTACTCGGAAGATGTACAGGTAGGTATTCTTATGGAAATTAAATCTTGGGCAGACAGAACAAAAATTGCTGCGGTAAATAAAGTACCTGTTAAAACAGGAAATTTACAATCAACTATTCGAACTGAAGTATCAAATAATGGATTAACCTGGTCAGTTTTAGCAGGAGGAATAAAAGGTGTAAACTATGCTCCTTATGTGGAGTTTGGCACAGGGGCAGGAGTTGACCAGACATTTTTAGCTGAATATGGATTAGTAGAATATGCTAGTGATTTTAGAGGAAGAGAACCAGCTAAATATCCAATACCTGCTAATAGCTACCTATACCGAAACGCTAGGTTGGAGTTTGAGAAAACTTTAGCTAATATTAAGAAACTTCTACAAACACAATGAAACAATTAAAGGATTGGGCACAGATTTTTGCTTTGTCATTTCTGTGCCTTTCAATTTGCTCAGGCATCCTAGAGTTTGCCCTATGGTGCAATAAGCCGTTTGCTTATCTTTTATCCGTATCTTTCTGCTTCTTAGTTATCTGGGGAGGAGTAGAAATATATGAGCGTTCTAAATGAACTACACGGACAAAATATATCTTTCAAGACATTCTTATTTTGAGAAACGATTTGCTAGGCTAATCAACCGAGCATTGGATGAACAGTACGATGAAATGGCTCGTTTATTTGAGTCAGGACAAGACATCGGCTCTGTGAGTGGTCAAGGTATAGCTATGGTATATCAAGCCATGTATCAGCTTATAATGGAGGATGAGGGCACTTTAACTTGGAATGAGTTTGTTAGGCCAATCACAAATCAAGAAATACAGACCAAAGACATCTTTGACGAGGTAGCAAGCACTCTTGCACCACAGAATGTAAACGAGATGACATCGTTTTGGAGAAGGCTTATGGATGGCTTTCTAAGCACCTACATTGGCTTTAGAATTTCAGAGGTACTATCAACAGGTGTTAAGCGAGTAAACGAGTTAATTGGCAAAAGCAGGGCCGATGGATTAAGCAATCAGCAGATAGCTGACTTAATTAGACAGACAGACCTTGTGCTACGATCTAACACGATTGCAAGAACAGAGGTTACCAACGCAATGAGTAAAGCACAACTTCTTGCACTAGAAAGCTCAGGATTGAATTGGCAAAAGGCATGGAAAGCAATCCGTGATGACAGAACTAGAGATGCCCACCTGTTTACAGACCCAAAATTCTTTATTCCGATAAAGAATAACTTCATTATCAATGGTCAGCAGTTGGCATATCCTGGTGATTCAACCCAAGGAGCTTCTATGACTAACACGATTAATTGCAGATGCAGATTGTCGTTTAAGCAGGAGGGCAATAGGTTTGGATTTACAAATCGTTAAAAAACCTTATCTTTGACTATGGATTTATCAAAAGCATTAAAAGCTGGTTATTTTCAAGCACTATACCCAGAGATAGGTGTACCTATCTACGATGCATTTTCTATCCCTGAGATGGCAGGATATCCCTATGTGATTATCTCTAGCATTACTACTTCTGAGATTACGAATACTACTTGCAAGAAGTTCAATGCAGATGTTACCTTGGATATTGTAACAGGCTTTACTAGACCTACTGGTATGGATCAAGCATTTGACATCGCTCAGGATATTGAAGACATTATAAATCCTATGAGTAATGCTGACATTAATATTAATGCTTACGGATGGGAGATTGGAACTACCAACCTAGCAAGTTCTGATAGTGTTCAGTTGAGAACAGGTGAGTATTGGATTTACAGAAATGTTAGGACATATTCTCACATAGTAGTACCATTTTGATTATAAAAAAAAATCTGATACCTTTGAAATAATAAAATAATAAGACTATGGCTAACGAATTATTTAGTAAAGATATTGGTGTTTACATTGACATTTCTGCAACTTCAACACCATCTTGGAAATTGGCGGTTTGTACCTCCTCAAAATCTTTGTCTATTTCCGTAGGCTCTACAGAAATCAACAACGATTGTACTGGTGACTTCGTAAGAAACCTTCCTTCTACTGCTTCTTGGACAATGAGCTTTGAGGGTGATGTTAATACCAACCCAGGTGTTAATGAAGTTTCTGCTGAAGACATCTTTGGATATACTATTGCTAGAGCAACAAGAAAGTTTAAGTTTGAATCGCTAGATGCTTCTTACATCAGATATGGTGAAGGGTTCATCTCTCAGTTTGACGAAACTGCAACTGCTCCTGAATATCAGACATACTCTGTAACCATCACAGGTTCTGGCCCAATTGATGACGCAGTAACAACTTAATTTCTGTTTTTCGTGTTTGTGTTTAGTAAAAAGGCTCCTTTTTTAGGAGCTTTTTTTTTGCTTGTTACATTTATTACTAAATTAGTGCCATGACAGGAATAATGACACTAAACATAGGCGGCAAGAACCGAACTTTGCGATTCAACAACTTTTCAGCTATAGAACTTGCTAAGATTATCTACAAGGGTGAGAATGCTAATTTCGAGACCGAAGACTTGCTAAATCGAATCATGAAGCTTAACGAGAAGAATCACTTTCTACTTGTTAAGACTTTGATTTACGCAGGCATTATTGGCAATGACTATGTTGTAGGATTTGAGGAGTCTGTAACTGTGGAACAGGTTGGAGAGTGGATTGCGGAGATTGGTGAAGAAGACATCTATTCTGTATGGCAAACTTTTTGGACTTCTATGGGAGTTGACTTGCCTGCGGTTAAGGAATTGGAATCAACGACAGATTCTGTCGCTGAAAAAAAAAGTTAACATGGATTGATATTTGCCAAGAATGTTTTGGTGAACTTCGCATACTTCCTCGAAATTTTTATGAAATGACTTTTGCTGAGACTATCTTGACCATGCGTGGTCATCAGATTAGTCAGTCAAGAGAGTGGGAGAAGTACAGATTGGTTGCATATCAGGTTTACACCTCGATTCCTAAGAAGGCTCCTAACAAGTCTATTCAGCAGTACTTCCCATTGCCTACTGATCAGAGTGGCAAGAAATTAGATTCTTCTTTAGTTAAAGCTCGTAGAAATGCCTTCTTAGATAAGATGGTTAAAAATTAGTATTTTTGAAACATGAATGAGCTTCAAATAAGATTAACTGCCGATATAAAGGATTTGCAATCAGCCATTAACAAGGCGAAGGCAACTTTAAAATCATTTGAATCTGAAACTGCAACGGATTCTGAAAAATCCAATGTAGGATTCCGTAGAAAGATTGGATTGATTGAGCAGTTAACTGCTAAAGCTAAAGCATTAAAAGTTTCTTTAAGCCAAGCAACTAATGAAAAGCAAATAGCTGGTTTTAATGCTCAACTTGAACAAACTAACCAAGAGCTTGCTAGACTAAATGCTCTAGGAAAGTCTTTTTCAGCACCTGCTGTAAAGTCATTTGATAATTTAAAGCGTTCAGCAGGAGCGGCTAGTGGTGCAGCTATTTCATTTGGAAGAATTATTCAAGATGCTCCTTTTGGAATTATTGGTGTAGCAAACAACCTTCAAAATTTTGGTGAGCAATTTGTGGCATTAGGAGATAAGTCTACAACTGCTGCTGGTAAACTTAAACTTTTCTTCTCTGCTTTAATTACTCCTTCTAATCTTGCAATTCTTGCAGTATCTGCATTGACTGCTGCCTGGCAAGCATATAGTTTAGGGGTTTTTGATTCATTGTTTGCTACTGAATCTTTATCAAAGAAACTTAAAGAATTATCTGATAATACTAAAAGTGCAACAGCAAACGCTTCTACTGAATTAACAAAAATTGAAAGCCTAAAAAAAATAATTGAAGATGAAACTGTATCTAGAGATAAAAGGCTTAAAGCTGTAAATAGACTAATCGAACTTTATCCTCAATTATTTTCATTAGCAGATAAAGAAAAATTACTGAATGGTCAATTGGTTAAATCTTATGAGATTTTAACTAAAGCTATAATTGCAAAAGCTAAAGCTTCTATTGCTGAACAAGAATTACCAGAACTTGTAAAGCAAAAAGAAATTGTAGATTCTACATTAAAAAGCAAAGAAGCATTATTAGAAGTTGAGAAAGAAAGATTAAAAACTGCTAGTAGACTAACTCCTATAGATCAAGCATTTAGTGGTTCAGATTATGAACAAATTCAAAGAAGGATTAAGCCATTAACAGCAGATGTAAAAGAACTAAGTCTTAGACAAAAAGAATTAGATATCAACATTAAGGGTTATACTCAATCAATATCATCTTTTACTAGTGAATATCAAGATTTACTTGATCCTTTAAAAGACATAAAAGAATCATCAGAAGGATTAAATAGAGTTTTTGATCAAAACATTCTTTTTCTTCAAAGATTTGGAAATGAAGCAGATAATAATAAAAAGAAAATAGAAGGTTTAGGTGAATCACTTGCTACTTCACTTCAACAAACTCAGAAAAATCTATTTAATTCAATCGCAGCACTTAAACAAAATCCTACTGCTGGTTTTAACGCTGCTTTAATACAGATTTACACTAAAGAATTAGAGAAAATTGATTCTTTAATTGGGTCTATTGCATCAAAAAGACAATCTTCTCCTGAATTTAAAGTTGATGAAAGTCAATTAATTGGACTAGAATTACCTACAAAACAAGCACCTGGTTTAGTTCAAGAATTTGAAGACGAAATTGCTAGACTACAACAATTAATAAAAGTTACTACTGATCCAAAACTAATAGATGATTATAAGGAGCAACTAAGTATTGCTCAAAGTGGTCTTTCTGCATTACTAGATAAGAATATCTTAAAAGTAGAAGACCTAGCTCAAGCATTTACAGGTTTAGGTTCTGTAATTGGTAGAGCATTTAACAATCCTCAACTTGGAACTTTCCTTGGACAATTTGCTCAATTTGTAGCTAAGGTTGTTGCAGGTTCATTTGCTGTCGCTAAGGCTAATGCAGTAGCTGGTGCAACTCAATCTTCTTTATTTACAGGCCCAGCAGCAGCATTTACATTACCTGCATTTATTGCGTCATCGGTTGGATTAGTGGCTTCCGCTTTTGCTGCTTTAGGTAATTTTGGTGGTGGCGGAGGCGGTGGTTCTACTTCAGGAGGATCAGGTTCTACCTTTACAAATCGAAGAGAGTTTGGTGGCCCAGTATCTAAAGGTAGAGCCTACATCGTGGGTGAGCGTAGACCTGAGTTGTTTGTGCCTAATACTAATGGAGTAATTCTACCTCAACTTCCATCAATGGATTATTCAGGTGCATCTATAGCAGCAGGAGCTATGGCTATCGATGTAAATATCCAGGGAGTTTCCTATGGAGATGATATCTTGTTTACTGTGCAACAGGCTCAAATTAGAAGAAACATAAGATAAAAAAAACCTTGACCACACGGCCAAGGCTTTCTGTTAACAAAAACCCAAAATAACTACATTAAATTCTTTTTCTAAGTAGTGCTATCTTTCTGATACGATCCTCATCGACATCGTACTTAATACAACTTTTCTCAATTAATTCGTCTGTGATGTTCTCAGGAGTTGCCCTGATTTCTGCTATGCACTTGGCAATAACATCTGATGATTCTTTCAATGTTCTGTTCATGTTGGGACAAATCTAGCAGGAGACTAAATATAAGTCAAGATAATCCCTATTTTTTTTTGTATTTTTGACCAATGGCAGAATACAGATTCATTTCGGGACTATTTGGAGGCACAGGTTCAATCACAGTTAATGGTGTAGCTCCTTTGCTATCCTATGAGGAAGGAACTTCTTTAACCATTCTAGGAACATTTGATTCTGGATTTAGCTTTAGCTCTTACAACATCAACAATGGTTTCCTGACTTCAGTAACAAACCCTTGGACATTTAATATGCCATCAAGGGATGTTAAGCTAAGAGTTAACCTTACAGGCACATTTACTCCAAGTGATACGGATTATGAACTTAGATTCTTTTCAGAAACTGAGGATCAGTCTAATCAACTCATAAGGTTAGAAATCTACGAGTTTGGATATATCGGTTCTGCAATACAAAAAGATACCGCAGGATTCTCATTCCGTTGGGGAAACTTTGGTCAAGATGAACTTGAGCCAATCGTAAGGTCATCATTTAGCTTTGGTCTTGTCGGAATGCGTGACGAGTACTTCGAGCTTCTTGAAGGTGGTTACAGAAAGTGGCTACTTAAAGTTTTGATTGAAGGTGATTTGTTTTGGGAAGGATACATAAACAATTCTACCCTGACAATTAATGAAGTAGGAATCAGAGAAGTAATGGAGTTTACTGCTTCTGATGGATTTAATTCATTTGATTCTAAGAGAGTAAATGAGCAGTACTTTGATGGATTCTCAGGCAACACATTTGTTGGAGGATTCTTTGGAGCATTAAATCAAACATTCCCTTTGCTAAGGCCAATAAATATGGCTTGTGAAATATACGAGACTAGGCTAGATACTAATGATGGTGTATTTGAACAGCTATTGATTCCTTCTAACGCTGTATTTACAGATGGTTCTATTCCTTTGTACCTTTCAATTAATGGCATTGTTGAAAACACATCTGTTTACATATCAGAATTCCTAACTGCACTTCTAAAGCCATTTCTTTGCAGAGTTTTCTTGTGGAGGAACGAGTTCTACATAATCTCATTGCCTGAATTGGCTAAGGATAGTTACAGGCTATTTAATTACAATACAGACGCTGAAAGAGAAGGCATTACTACCATAACACCTGGCATGGATGTATCCTGCAAGTTTACAGGAGGACAACGCACGGGTAGACCTGTTTACACCGAGTTTACGGGCACATTGGAACTTGGTGTACTTGACTACTCATCTCGTGGAGGAATCTACGAGGAGCCGTTTAGTGTTGATTCTTGGGAGTTTAATTTACCAGGTAGTGCATACCCAGGAACTTATCAGTTAAGGCTATGGAACTATGTTCTTGCAATCC